CCTGAGCGTTCTCAGCGAGAACAGCCGCCTCATTGGACGTATCGTTCGACGTCGGGTAGGGGAGGACGTTGCCGGTTGCGGTCTCCAGAATTCGGCAGACCGCGCCGTCAATCATGGGTGCGTAGAACTTCGTCGCCACATCGACTTCGTTCACGAAGCCCGCCGGGACGAAGTATCCGCCCGCCGCGCCCGCCGTGTACGTAAGCGTCTGTGAGCCCGCCGCCTGGTCGCCCACTGCGCGCCGCTCCAGCAGGAGCCTCCTGCTGACTTCGGTCATGCCGCGTTGCCAGGGCTTGGGGACGTCGCCGTTCCGCAAATAGTCGATGAAGGCGGAACGGTAAACCTTGTTCCGCTTTTCCTCGACCTTTTCCGGGTCATCGGTGTCGACAACCTGGGACTGCGGGGCAGCCGCGCGGAATTCCGCGTCGAGTACGTCCGCACGTTCGTGCCGGTCGATGTCCAACTTCAACACGTCGGCTGCGGCCATCGCCGCATCAAAGGCCGTCCGGTCTTCGGTGGTCATCGTTCCCGGTTTCTTCAACAGCTCCTGGGCTTGCGCCACGATTCTGGCGCGTTCGGCCCTGATTTCCTTGCTGGTGCTCATTGTAGTTACCTCTTTCTGGTGTACGGGCCGAATCCAGCGCCGCCGGATTCCCTTCCGTCATTCCAAGCAGCCACTTTCGCAGCCGCTAGGAAGTTACCGCATCTGCCTTGAAGGGCAGAATCTCGTTTAAGACTGGGCAATGCGGATGTCGAGCTCCCGCTGCATTCGCGCACGGTCTTCGTCTTCCTCATCCTCTTCCCAATCCGGGTCAAAGTCCGGGTCTTCCGGGTCATAGTCCGGGGAATCGGGGTCGCTCACGTCGTCAACGCGGTCACGTTTCTCCGCACGAGACTTCTCTTCCGTTTCCTTTTCCTCGGCCAGCAAGCCGTCGAGTGCTGCCTGTAGCTCGTCCATCAGCGCCTGCTGTGATTCCGGTGTTACGTTCGCCGGGTCTTCCATGTGCGCCTTGTGACGGGCAAGCGCCGCCCGGAGGGAGCTCAGGGCCTGCGTCTCCCCCGCGCCATCCCCATCCCTTTCATCCGGCCCGGCGACTGCATTGGCTTGTGCGAATGCCGACTTCTCTGCCGCGTCTTTCTCTTTCCCGTCCTTGACCGCAGCCTTGTAAGCGCCGTTCCACACCGCGACCCACTGCGCCTTCTTGTCCTCTGGAACATAGTCCGGGGCCTCGCTCGCGTCCTTGTACAGGCGTGCTTCAATCGCGGCCTGGAGATTTCTCTTCCCCACTTCTTGTTCCAACATCTGCAATGCCCGTGGGCTGGGGACGTACACCTTGTCCACTGGCGTCAGAGTGTCGCCCAAGACAACTTTCCCGTCGAGCATCTTCCATTCGATGCAATACATCTCCTTCGAGTCGCCGTCCTTGCAGACAATGACGTGGTCTGCAAAGGTCTCCATCGGGTAGACGTAACTTGCCGGGCTGGGGATAGCCCCCGTCACGCCTTGCGCGGCTGCAAACTTCTCTTGCACCGCCACACGGATGGCGTTCAGAACGTCCTCCATAGACTCCGCTGTCCCGTGGTCGCGGGGCTCAACCTTCACTCTCTGTGCGGCCAGTTGCGTCCGCATCTCAAGCGGTTGTCCGTCGGGGAACAGCATCCGAGCCATCACGTCGGTCTCCCGATAGGCCGGGAAGGTTACGGCGCTGATGTCCATCAGGTCAACGTCTTGCAAATCGCGACTCAGTACCTTCGCGCCGTCCGCCCGCTCTTCATCCGCCCACTTGTCCTTGACGGCGATGAAGGAGAACGAGCACTGATTGATGTCGCCGCGCGTAATCAGGGCATGCAGGTCTCGCGCAGCCTGCGTGTCCGGCAAATTCACGCGGAATTTCAGGCCCCGCGCATCTTCCTCTAGCACGAGAGAGCCGGACGAGCTGCGCCCAAGCACGATATTCGGGTCGTGATTCATCAGGGCGCGGACGTCCTGCTTCTCCGCCAGGGCGCGGGTGAACGCACCGGGCATCACGCGCTCGCGGAAGCCGCCGAGGTCTTCGCTCCAGGTCTCGAACACCGATGCGTATCCCTCGATTGCCCGCTGGGTCTGTCCTTCCGGGGTCGGGACGACACGCAGTTCCGAGTGTGCGAGAAAACGAACTTCCTTCTGGCCTGTATGGTTAGGCATGACAGCTCCTTCGAAATTAGGTTCCGAGTACGCGGCGGGCTTGAAGCTCTAGGGCGACGACGGCAAGGGCCGTCTCATCGCTCGAAATCTTGTCAACCGTCGTCTTGTTCAAGTCTGTGGTGCGCTGGTGCATCCCCTCTATGTATTTCTTGATAAAGGGGCCGAAATCTACCGCTGGAGTGGCCTGTTTCAAGCCCCGGTCAGCCGCCAATTGACGGGCGAATTCCTCGGCAATGGTATAGAGAAGAGGCTCGAAAGTACGGCTAAAGTCGGCTAAAGTACGGTCTTTCCTGACCGCCAAGCGCCCGAAGGCGTCGCGGAACAGCCGCGAATAGGCTAGGCAGTACGTCCGGGCCAACGTTCGGCCCTGTGCCCCGCGTATAGCCCGTCCCGCCCGTTCCTGGGCCGCTCGCGACCTGTCGCGCCCCTGACCTTCAGTGTCCGCTGCGACCATGCGCTGGCCGCCCAGGGCCTTGCCGCTCAAAATACCACGAGCCAAAATGCCCTCTACGTTCTCTATCGCAGTGCCGTGGTATGTTTTCCCGACAGCTTTCGCGCCGCTCGCGCCAGCGCCGCCGCCCGCGTCTGCGTCTACACCTCCGCCACCCGAACCGAACTTCCCGTCCGGGTCGCGGGGTTGGTCTTCGGAATAACGTTGCGCGCGTGCGCCCGGTATGACAGGCGCAACCGGTTCTGCTACGGGAGGTGGTTCCGGTGCGACCGGAGCCATCTCGGCCTGCGCCTTCGGCCCCAGTGTCATCGGGTCGCTAGCGTCCTGCATGTTCACCGGCATCCAATATTTGTCGCCCGACGGGTCTTCGACTGGATTCATGTCCTCAAGCTCGTGGATGTCGTTGGTGCTAAGGTAGCCCCAGTTTTTCCCAGTCGAGTAAAACGAGCCGCGCGTTGCGGCGTCCGGGTATAGCAGCCGGTGCGTGTCGAACTTTACGAAGAATTTTCCTGCTGTGCGTCCGGCCTTCTGAAACAATTTGCGGCTGAATTCTTGCTCCCAAGCGACAAGCCACGGATGCAGCGTGTAGTTAAGGAACTCAATCGAGGATTGCTCCACACTCGACTTCGCGCCCGCGCCTTCCCCAAGCATGTGCGTCGGCACCTGGAAGATACTCGCGATTTCCATGCGCTGGTGTTTCCGCGTTTGCAGGAGCTGGCTCTGTTCCGGTGCAACGGCGATGGGCTTGTATATCACGCCCTGTTCCAACACCGCCGTCTTGTGTGCGTTCTCGCCGCCGTGCGCCTCTTGCCACGAACGCCGCAGATTCTCTAGCGCCACAGGCTCCAGCGTACCGGGAATTTCCAGGATGCCGCGCGGGACTGCTCCGTTGCCGAAAAACTTCGCGCCGTACTTCTCTGTCGCCAGAGCAAGCCCGATGATTTGCCGCGTGAGTTGCACCACGGATTGTCCGAGGCGACCGTCTAGTGACAGCCCGACGACGTGAAGCATATCCTCAGCAAGAATTATCCGCTGGCCCGCGTAGCCCGTCTGCTGAGAATCTTCCTTCTCAATCTCTCCGTACAATGGCTCGCTCGTCTTGTACACCAGCGTTCCGACAGGAAGCCGGTCGCCCTCAAGCGTCAACGGAGACGTCAAACGCACCGGAAGAGTACGCGCCGGATTGCGGGGCCAGATTGCTATGGGCTGCGCCGCGCCATTGCGCTGAATTTCTGCGAAGGCATTTCCCCACAACAGAGCGTGCACCATTTCGGTTTTGCGAAAAGTGCTCGACGTCATCTCCACATTCGGCTCGCTATGGAGTATGTCGAAGACGCCGTGGTTCAGTGCCAGCCGCTTTGCCAGACGATTGTCCCGAATTTGTTTCTCGTAAACATTCAGCGGCAGGGACGCTATACCGTTCGCAATGATATTGACGCACGTCAGTACCGCGCCCACCTGCAGGGCGGTCATCTCGCTTACGCGGATGCCAGAATCTGTGCGGCCGCCGTTGAAAATGTCGAGAAGCCACTCGGCAGGAAACGACAGAGGGGTCTGCGGATTTTCCAGCGAACTTCGCCGCTCCACAATCTTCCACAGTAATCGTTCCGCGTGTTTCTGAAGGAATCCACTCATTCGAATCCTCTACCTAGATGGTAATCACGCCGCGCGTCAGGTAAACAGACTGCGGAGGCGTTGCTATAATCGAGCCCGCGATGGCCATGATAAGGGCTACGATTCCGTCGATGCGTTCCTGACTCTTGTCCTTATCCGGTCTAATGTTTCCGTTCGCATCCTTCTTAACCGCAACGTTCGACGCCATCCAGGTCAAAACCGGATTGCCGAGGTGCGCCAGTTCCTTGCCGAGCACCATCGCCAAAAGTCTGCTCGTCGGTTCCGTCAGGACTGTGACCGTCTGTTTCAACTCCGTGACTTTCAGGCCATCCGCCTGCAACTCTAAGGAAAGCTGCGTCGCGTTCCAGGGGTCGTATAACAACTCCAGAATTTTGTAGTCCTTGCGAATCTCCCGGATACCCGCCCGGATGAAAGCCTGGTCAACCACGTCGCCTTCCGTGGCTATGATGAATCCCTCGCGCTCCCAGACGTCGTAGGGAACCTGGTCGGTCTTCACACGAAGCTGAACGTTCTCTGCCGGAACCCAGAACCACGGGACAACAGTCCACAGCGGGTCGGCGGCCTGAATAACTACTTGCTTCCCATCCTGCTCTTCCGTCTTTTCGGCGGCCGGCGGGAAAAGCAACAGCAGCGCCGATACGTCGATGGTCTTCGCCAAGTCTAGCCCGGCCCAACACCGGCGACCCTTCAAGCGGGCCAGCGTCGCCTGTCGAACCTTCCAGACATCCGTATCCACAAGCGAGGTGCCGATACATTCGGCCCAGCGCTCCATCGGCATCCAGCGGGTCTCCTGGCTGACCCACATATTCATATTCTTAGTCAGAAACGTGTTGAGCGATTGCGGTGCATCCTTCGCCGTCTTGGCCTTGCGCCGCAGGTCTTCAAGCTCAACCGAGACCCCCAAGTTCGGGTTGGCCTTCGGCCACGTCTTTTCATCCGCCCAGTCGTCGTCCTTGTCCAGGCGAGCCATGTAATAGAACTTCGAATCGTCGTTCAGAACGCGCTCAAGAATCTTCTCGCCCAGGATTTCTTGCTCCCGGCAGAAGCAGTCCTTCCTGTACCCAGCCGTCGTAATTGAGAACATCAGCGACTGCAGCCGCGTGGTGGTGCCGCTGGCCAACACGTCGTGAAGTGCCCGCGTCGGGTGCGCATGTAGCTCGTCTACCAATCCCGCGTGGGCGTGCAGGCCGTCCAGAGTCGTGCTATCGGCCCCCAGGGGCTGGAAGGTAGAATTCGTATCCGTGACAAACAGCGCTTTGTGACTCTTGCCGACGTGCGCCGCCAACTCCGGGCTCGAATTTCGCATCCGTACAGCTTCAGCGAAAATCAGCTTGGCCTGGTCTTCCTTCGTTGCCGCCGCGTAGATTTCAGCTTTCTGTTCGCCATCGGCGACCAGCATGAACAGGCCGATGCCAGACAGCGTCGTGGTCTTACCGTTGCCGCGTGCTACCGATACGTGGGCCTCGCGGAACCGCCGCGTGCCGTCCTTCTTGTACCAGCCGAAAATATTTGCCAGGATGAACTTCTGCCACGGCGCGGGTTCAAACGGATGTCCCGCCAGCCGCCCGGCGCTGTGTCTCAGCAGGCGAAAGAAGTCAATTACTTTCTCGACCTGTGCGGGCTCGAAGCGTAACCCCCGCGCCCCGCCGTGCGCCAGGTCGTCGATGTAACGTTCACAGGCCAGGCGTACCCATTTGCCTGCGACGACGTTTCCTCTGACGACGTCACGAGCATATTTATCCCAGACCTTCGTAGGTTTCCTACCCAATGGTTTTCCGCCTAATTAGCTTTCTGCCCACTCGTTAACCCCGGCATCCTCAACAACGCTTGTAGACCAGTCGGCTGTTCGCTGCCGCTCTTGCTGACCGTCTTCACCTTCGTCTTCGCCGCCGGCGTCATTCCAAATTCAACAGCGTTCGCGCGCAACTCTTTCCCGGCGTCAAGCTGAATCTTGATGGCCGGATTCGGTTTCCTGATTGTCCCGACCTGCTCGCCGGTCATCTTGGAAACAATCGGCACTTCTACGAAGCGCCCCTGCTCCTCAATTTCGGCCGCGCACGCCTGTTGCAAGCTGTACAGGCAGCAAATGGTTCCGAAAACTGCCACGCTCGCTTCGTTCAGCAATCCGTTCTCAACCAATGCGGGGGCTAACCGTTCCCATTCGCCCTTCGCCACGGCGTCATTGGCCACGGCAGACGGCATCGGCGGCATCACACGGTCGTACACCGGCTCGGCCATATTCAGCGGCCGGCCACTCGTGTTCCCCTGCAATTTCCTGATTTCCGTCGGTACTGGTCTGTTGCTCATTTCAATATCTCTTGCAATCTTTCCTTTTCCAAACGTCGCATCTTTTCAATCCAGTATTGCGCGTTCGGACAGACTGGAAAACAACTATTTCTCCCTGGGTCGCCCGGCTCTCTGCCGCATGCTTCACACTTCTGTCCTTCCGGCCCACACTTGTTCATGGCTTGTCCATCTCGCGGTAAGCTGTAAACTGGTAAATCTGGCCCTGGATTCGTGCGCTTGCGAAAAGCCATCTTGTGGTAAGATGGGTCTAGTGGAACTAGATGTCTACAACCTCGACCGTCTTCTAAGTCCGTGCGCATACCTCTGGTATGCTCCAGGAGACCCAGAGGTTTATCTCTACATGGGCTCAAGCAAATATGGACTCTCGCGTCCATTAGCTAGTAACCATCTTCGTGCTAAAGGCTTCAATCTTACTGGTACAAAGCTGAAGGTCTGGCACTTTGATAGCCACGCCGCCGCTCTACAAAAAGAGACTGAACTTATTGTCCAGCTTCGCCCCTTGTTCAACATTGCGGGAACACGAGGAATAGCACCGGTCTTTCTAACAGAGCGAAACACGGCCATTCAGCAGCTTCTAGCAAGACGCACGTTGCGCTGCAAGAAGAATCATAACCTCAGTGAGCCGACCAGCGTTCTTGTCGACCGGAATGGCGATGGCTACCTTTACTTGGCCTGTCGTCAATGCCGAAAAGAATACCATCACGCCTATGACCGTGGCAGATATGAAAAGAAGCTTCGTCATCCCTGTGCCCGGTCGGGGTGCGGCGCGCTGTTGCTTAGTGCCAAATACTGCGAACACCATCGCATCCACGCAAGTAAAAAATCCTAAACCACGACATCTGCGTTCCCGTAAATATTCACAACCGAGATTTCTTCGCGGATCGGGGGGATGGTTTATCAGTTTGCGATGAAGTGCGGCTTGATCC